TTTTTATTTTTAAATTTTATTATATATAAACTTTTTATTTTTTATTATATAGTCTTTGTTAGTATTTAATTTTTGTATTTTGATGATTTTAATAATGAGAGAGGTGTATGACTTACACAGACATAGAAAAAAGTCTAACTGTATGACTTACACAGACATAGAAAAAAGTCTAACTGTATGACTTACACAGACATAGAAAAAAGTCTAACTGTATGACTTACACAGACATAGAAAAAAGTCTAACTGTATGACTTACACAGTTAGACTTTTATGTTAAAGAAATTAGCTATTTATTTAAAAATACTCCACCTAATACCAATAAATCAGCATCACTAACTGCAGTTTTAACTGGTGGAAATGAAGTTTCAGATTCTTTAGTTATTTTAACTTGTTGTGATACTTTTGATGGTGGTGCAACAATATTATTTTGCACAACTGAAGAACTTTCACGTTGATTGTTTTTTATTATACTTTTTGATGTTGGTATATTAACTTTTGCAGGTTTAATATTAGATGAAATATTAGAAACACTAACAGATGTTGTATTCATTGATGTTGATGTTGATTTATTATCAACCGGTGTTTTTTCCGATGCAACTATTTTAGAAGATGAACTAACTTCATCCGATTTGATAGAATTATTAGAATTATTAGAATTACTTATATTACTAGTGTTAGAAGTTTTTGATTTAGAATATTCTTTCATTCCATTTTCTCTAATCGCAGTTCTATTTATTCCAACTGGTTCTACATGCCAAGTTTCACCCTTTACTGGTCTATGAAAACCATATTTATCAAAAAGACCGGCTTTTATAGCATTATTTGCATTTGATGTATTCATATCCACAGCGAATCCATAATTATGCATACTAGCTCCTGGTGCTGCAGCCTTTGAACCAAATTTTGCTTTAAGTTTTGCTTGTTCATCGAAACTTCTAAAAGCTGAATTTATTTGCATTTTAGAACCATATGTATCTAAATATTCGGCTCCCATCGCTTTAAGATTATATAAAACTGATGGGTTTAAATCCTTAACATCAACATTGCCGTTTAATTTAAATAAATCTTTTATAGAATATTTTCCTGGATCCATACTTTCAGAAGTAGAACTAATAGATTTTATTTTTTTAATTTTATATTGAACTTTTTTAGTTCCTTCATAATTATTATAATCAAACCCTTTCTTACCTTCGGCAGCACTAGTTCTGTTTTTTATTTTATTTTGTTTGGTATTATATGCTTTCGAATTCTTTTTATCAGGATTTGATTCATCCTCTTTTATCTTTTTATTTTTATTTTCCTTTTCTTTCTTTCTTTTATCGCTCAACTGTTTGATATATTCTTCTCTTTCGGTCTTTTGTTTTTTATCAAATTCATCACTATCTAGTCCCCAAGGATTCAAAGAGTTTGCAACCTTTTCAGCCTTTTGTTTAACATCAAAAGCCATAATTTTTGTATTATCTATACCTTTATCTATAGATTCACCAACTTTTTCTGTTACTGTATCAAATGGATGCATAATTGAATGGATTTTATCCATAATCCAATCAAACACCTTAGAAATGCTATCAAAAAATGAACTAACTTTATTAGTTATCCATTCAAATGGTGAAAGTAATGCATCTATTATTCCTTTAAATGTGTCAACCCACCAATCAAATAATGAACTTATAGCATCAGCAGACCATTCAAATGGTTTCATAAATAAGTTAAATGCCGCTTTAATTCCATTAAACCACATATCAAAGAAGCTTTTAACTTCATCTATAATCCAATCAAATGGTGATAATATAGAATTAAAAATACTTTTAAAGGTATCTATCCACCAATTAAATAATGAACTTAAAGCATCTGCAGTCCATTTAAATGGTGTTATAAAAATATCAAATGCAGATTTTAAAACATCTACCCACCAATTAAATGCTGAAACTAAAGAATCATATATTGATGTTAAACTATCTATCCACCAATTAAATAATGAACTTATAGCATCAGCAGCCCATTTAAATGGAGCTAATATTAAATCAATAGCGAATGATAATCCATCAACTAATGTTCCAACAATCCAACTAATTGAATCAAACAAACCACCAAGAACGGCACCTATTGCATCAGCAATAAAACCTATCACACCAAGAATACCATCTAATATTCCGGTAATTACGCTTATAAATGCATTAATTATAGGCATTAGAAAATCTATAATACCACCAATAGCACTGAATACCACCCCAAGTATTTTACTAATTACTACAACAAATGGTTTAACTATAGCTACTATTACCTTTACTATAGCACCAATTATTTTAAATACTGTTTTTAATACAGTTCCCACAACTTTTGCAATAGCACCAATTATTTTTCCGATTACTAAAAATATAGATGTTACAGCATCTTTTAAATCTGATGCTGCAGAAACGGTGCTATCTGAAGTATCGGTAAAAATACTTATTATAGAATCAAATATACCAAAAATTTCATCAACAACATCACTTAAGACATCAGCAACATCACTAAATGAATCCTTTAAACCTATCGCCAAATCTTCTATATCGACAATCCCGAAGGTAAATGCTGATAATATACCAGCAATAGTAGATGCTAAATATTCACCTAATGTAGCATTCTCGCCAAATATATCATCTGTTTTAAAAAAACCTACTACACCACCTATAACAGCAGTTAGAATAGTAAACATTCTAAATAATCCCTTTACCCCACTAAAAAAATCTGTTAATATGCTAGTTATTGGTTTTAAAAATCCAGATATTTTAGATGTTATTGATGTAAATGGAATCATTATAGTTCCCAACAATGATTCAAAAAAACCTTTTTTATCCTTAGAATCATTACTTAAATCATTTGAATTGTTTATAATAGATGAATTACTTTCATTAGAATTATTTTCATTAGTTAATTTAGCTATCTCTTCTAATGATTCAGTTTGTCTTTTATTAAAATCTCTTGCCTCTTCGTCAGCAACCTGTTGTTCTTCTTTGTCTGGCTGATTTTTTAAATTTTCGCGATCAACATCTAATCTTTCTTGTTCTAATTTGATTTGTTCATCATATAATTTAACGGATTCTTCTTCTAGTGATATTTTAGAATTTTCATCAGATATTAACTCTGACAATTTATCTATGCTATCCTCAGAAGTGTTTACAATATTTTCACTAGATTTTTTGATTGTATTATCAGTATTATCAGTATTATCAGTATTATCAGTATTATTTGTATTATCAGTATTATCAGTATTATTTGTATTATCAGTATTATCAGTATTATTTGTATTATTTGTATTATCAGTATTATTTGTATTATTTGTATTATCAGTATTATTTGTATTATTTGTATTAATATCAACATCAATTTCTAATTGATCTATTTTATCAGTAATTTTATCTAATGAATTTATTTGTTCGTCTATATCATCTATTTGTTCATTAAATATTTTTTCGTATGCTGATGTGGACAATGATGATATATCTAACATTTCATCTAATGCCATGTAAGCTTGCCCTATACCATTAGATTCTAATACCATTTGTTTTATATTAGATGCACCCTGATTTTCACTTATAGCATCTATGCTTTCCTTTGTCCCTTGGATAGCAGATCTTCTTTCAGATAATTTTTGTTGCTCTAATTCATATTTATTTAACTCATAAGATTTTTCTTCACTATCTTTAATATCATTAAGAACTTCTAAAATTTCGTCGTCAGAATCATTACTAATATCAATAGAAATTTCATCTTTACTTTTATTGATAGAGTCATTATTATTATCATTATTATTAATATTATTATCTCCACCAATATTATACAATTGTGTATTTAAATTAGGAGATTCTGTTGCAAAATTTATTTTTTTTGATAAAAAATCTTCATCATTAAGTTGATTACTTCGGATTTTATCAAATGATTTTTTAGACATGTTGTTCATTTTCCTTTTCTATAAATTTAGCTAATTGCTTTTCTAAAAATAATACCTCACCATATTCTAAATTTTGAATATCCTTTGGTGATATATTCATTTTATAAGCCAAAATGGATTCTATCTCTAAGAGATTCTTTGGCTCCATCGGTGGCACTAATGTATTTGGTGAGTGATTGAAAGGGTATAGCGTGAGATGCGCCACAAACCTCCCCAGATGATATAACACCTTCTTCTTTAACTTCTTCATCGCCGATAGATTTTTCTTCTGAGACAGGCAATATATTATTACATTTAATTATTATATCTTTAACACCATGATAAAATAACTCATCTATAGTTTCTAATAAATTTGTGTTAATTCCACACAGTTCTTCTTTTATTATTTTTAAAGATTCATCAAAATCATAATTCTTAATTTGAGACGCCATATACGCATCATAATCGTCGGTTAAGTTATTAATAATAAGTTTTCTATACTTTCCTATTGACAACGGATAAATTTGTATATCTTCAAGCTTTTCGTCGTTTCTTTTTATTATAGCAGGAACAGGTGTTTGTATTTCATCAAAATCTAAATCTAAAACACTAAATGAATTTTTAATATTTTGTTTGCATTTTTTGCATTGAAAATTTATATTATATTCATTTGTCCCATAAGTTGACATTTTTATTAAAACTACTATATAATAAAAATCAAAATATGTAATTTCATTTTTATCAAAATTGCATTGGATTTTTTTAAGAAAAAATTCAATAGATTCTAGTGGTTCTAAAGTGGAACCACTCAAAAATTTTAATTCTCCAAAAGTTAGTGGGCTAAAATAAATAGTAGATTTGACTGGATATGCCTTTCCTTTACTCGGAAGTGTTTGAATTTCTATAGAATTGAGTGTAGAAACGCTATTATCTATTTCAGTATATTCATCCGTTTTATTTTCTTCCATTAATATTTGTTTACCAGTTTCTTCAAATATTTTTTTAGCTTCTAAAGCTTCAGCATATGTTATTGGTTTGACTCTTTGGTTTACCTTATCCATTAAACATTCCTTGATAATTTTGAATTATTTAATAAATTTGAAGAGTGTGCGAAGTATGAATTGTGTGAATTGTGTGAATTGTGTGAATTGTGTGAATTGTGTGAATTGTGTGAATTTGTAGTTGCTGTTATATATCGCCAGCAGCAACTACAAATTGGAGCGAATAAGTTGGTGTAGATGATCCATCGGAATCACCTTGATAAGTTATTTGACCAATAGGATATATTCTTAATGTCCACTCTTGGGTTGGTATTTTCATTGAGTTTAACTTCATGACTATACAATCTCTAACAGCATCATTAATAGGAGTAATACTAAAATTATTTTGTTTATAAATTTGCTTAAACCATTTTCTAAAATAATTTGTAAAGTCTAAATCTTCTGTATCTACATATGTTATAGACATAATAGGATAAGTAGTATTTTTAGGATATAAAAGTGATGTATCACCCATATTTCCACCTTCACCACCTTGGAAACCTATTTCAACTGAAATTGCTGGACAACTAATTCCGGTTTTACCATCTATGTTTAATTCCCATAAATTTGTTTTATCCCATTGTTTGGATCTAAGATGTTCTATTGTAAGCAAAGTTTATCCTCAATGATTAAAATTTATTATTTATTTAAAATTTATTATTTATTTAAAATTTATTATTTATTTAAAATTTATTATTTATTTAAAATTTATTATTTATTTAAAATTTATTTTGTTGAAGACTAAGCCTCAACAAAATAATCATATGCTAATGTAATTGTTGGTTGGATAGCATCACCAGTGTCTGACATATCACCAAGTTCATAATCTTCTAAGAAACAACCAAATAGAGTCCAAGTATGTTGTACGTTATTTTGTCTATCTAATCTATTAATTACAACTATTGTACTAACAGCCATTTTTGGCAGTTGAATACCAGTAATAGACATTGATATCATTTCTCTCCAGATATTTAAAGCTTTAGTTACTTTATAATCATCTGTTTCTGATAATGTAATTGTAATCGGACTATTATATTCATAATCACCTGGTTGTCTAACTTTATGACCACGAATACTAATTTCTACTGTAGAACCAGTTCTTTTTGGTACATCTACACTAATAGCTCTAAAGTTTAAATCTTGTCCTGGCAATCCAGGTATATTTGATGCTGTAATATCCCAACGGTTGGTGACAGCAAAGTCACCTAACCCTCTAATATTCTCAATTGTTGGTCTTCCCATTTTTTACTCCTTAAAGTGCTTCAGCAGCTAATTTAAAATCTACACCACTGCTTGTAATAATAGTTGTAAAGCTAATATATTCAATTGATTGTACTGGTTTAACAAATACATCAACATTTAAAATATGATTATCTAAATCCTGTGGTGTGTTATTTGAATCATCACAAACTGTATAGAAATCATATACACCATTTCTAGCTTTAATTCCTTCCATATAACTATTGATTCCAGCAACGATGAGTTTACTAACTCCATCAGTATTTAAATCAAATAAGTAATCTTCTAAGAATTCAGAAATTGCTGGTTCGATAATAACTAAAAGAAGTCTAACATTCATTCTATCTAAACTACTTGGTTTAGCACTTAGAGTTTTTTGACCCCATATTGCAATACCTTTTCCTGGATAGAATCTAATTGGGTTAATACCTTTATCATAAAAATAATCCATTTCACCATCTTTGTATCTACGAAGTGTATCATCAACTAAGATTTTACCACGTTTGTAACCAGCTGGTGGATACCAAATTTCGAAGTTAGATGCTGAATAGTTAACAGCCGCTGCTGCATAACCATCTGGAGCAACAAATAATTTTCTATCATTAAATTTATCAGTTATTTCAACGTGACAAGTAAATAATGCTGCATAACTTGAATTTATATTTAATTCATAATCTCTATAATGTACTATTTTATTAACATAATCATTATCTAATTCTGCTGCAATCGGACAACTTAAAATTGCCATTGAATCATGACGTTTTTCAACGATTTGAGTCATTGCTTTTTGATATGAAGGAACTGCATTACCACCATCTAATAATAAAGTCATTGGATATGAATTTTTATTAGCATAAGTATCAACTGCTTGAAGCATTTCTGAATCAGTAACCATCATTCCATCATCACCACCAAGCATTTCAATCATAGCTGTTTTATAAACTTTCCAGTCTGTTACACCACTATCTTGTTCTAAAGTCCACCCAGCAGATGTTCCACCAATTTTAGTAATATACCACTCTTTAGATATTTGATCAAAAACTACAGAATTTGGTTCATATGTTATACCTTCTCCCCAAGCTACTATATCAGCTGTTGGTGCCGGTAAAATTTTTCCATCAATAACTGGATTATTAAAACCACGAATTAAATTAGAAGCTTTTAAAGCATCATCGATATAGATATTTCTTCCATAACCATCTTTAGTTCCTTCTATTCTTGATACTGTAAATGTTTCTTTTGGTTCTGCTAAATTATCTTTAAAGAAAACTTTAATAATAAAAGCATTTTCAATTTTTACAATTTTTGGATCAGTTATGATTTGAATTCTAAGATCTTTAGACCAATCACCTTCATCTGATGAATAAAGGAAAAATAAATCATTAGCAGTAAAATTAATACTTCCTGGATTTTTTACTGTATCAACAATTTGTTCACTAAATGGTGCTACACCATTTGCAACATCTACAACTTGTGCATTATTGATTGCATTATTTAAATTAATTGATACACCACTTCCTGGATATGAAATTACAATAGATTCAGCTTGTGTTGAACCATCATCTAAATCAAAAACAAAATCAGCAGTTAAACCATCTAAAGAAGCTAATGTTACACCAGCTGGTGATAATGAACCAGTTTCTAATGTTTCTGCACCATCAATAACATTATTTACGATAAAAGTTGAAGTTGGTCTACCAACATAACCATTTCCTGTATCTGAATCCTTTGCTTCTAATGCTTCAGATAATGTTAATGTTGTACCATCTACTGAATCAACAGTTACATTGAATGCATTATTAATTGTTAAAACTTTACCAGCCAAACTATTAATATCAGAACCATCTGTGCTTGAATAATTAGAAACATCTATATATTCATCACCATCTGCTAAACCTGAAACATCAAATGTTGCATAATCTGAAGAAGCAGCTACAGTAGCTGACCCAGTTCCAACAAATGAAATACTTCCATCAATTGCGCTATCTAGTGTAAGTTCTTGTCCATCAACAGAAGTAACAGTTTTTGAACCAAAACCTTCTATATTAATAATTCTACCATTAAGATCAGAAATTAAACCACCTTGTGGATTGCTAGCGATAATTACATTAGAACCATCCTTAATTTCAGAAACATCAAAAGTTATTTCTTCGAACTCAGGTTTTACTAAATTGATTTGTCTAAAAATATTAGAAGGATCTGATGAAACACCAACCATTCCATATCCAGATTCTTCAGAAACTACACGTTTAACCCAAAGCTTATTAGTTTTTTGAAGAACTGCTAATGCACTATAATATGCACTATCATACCCAACTTTAATAGTTCCTTGTGGTGTAAAATATTTTAAAAGATCTGTTTCAGATGTTACTAATCTTGGAACATCTGTTTGACCTTTAGCTGCTTTTATTACAATAGCGTTATATACACCATCGAATGATGGAACTCTTAAAGATAAGTCCCTCTCTTTTAACCATACTGCTGCTGCACTCATATGTCTTCTCCGTTATTGAATTATGATAAGGCCTTCTGGCAACTTACCTGGTAATTTTGATTTATAAACTTTATGTTGGCTTTTTGGAGAAATAACTACCTTTCCACCATCATAAGTTATAGTAATTGGTTTGCTTGAAAATGAAACAATTTTTACTTTTTCGCTCATTGTATACTCCTTATTTATTTTTATTTAATAAAAATTTAATAATAATATACGCATAATATATACATAATATATACATAATATACACATAATAATTATTTGTTGTTTATTATTATTTTATTCAATCACATCTTCATTAATTTTCTCAACTGATGTATCTGTGACAAAACCTAATCTTGTTGTTATTTTTCCTATAGATGGATGATATTTTTTTGGAAGAATAATTGGATAATTTAATATAAATGTTTTTTCTATTTTTGTAGCACTTCCATTATTTTCCAATGTTAGTTTTTCAAATGAAGAATCTAATGCATGTTCTGCACTTACACTAATGTTTCCAAAATCTGGGATATCTATATCATATTTTATAGATTCTCCTGCTAAAACAAATAAATATTCCTCTATCCATTCAGCCATCTCTATATCACTACATATTATGCTTACATTTACTGGTAGACTACCCATTCTTGCTTCTGAAACACCAAGATCACCACCTTCACCTTCTAAAAAACTACTGGTGGTTATTCTTCTACTATGTATTTGACCTTCAGTTATCGATTCCCTGTTCCAAATTAATAAAACCCATTTATCCTGAATTTTACCTTCATATTTTGCAAACACGCCTTCTCTTGTTATATATTGAATAGCTCTATTTCCCCAATCACCATTTTCATCAAAAACAAATTGATCTATTACTGGAAAATCTTTTAATAAGTTATTTTTAACATGATCTAATAATCCAACTATAGCATATGAACTAATCATATTTTGTCCTTTTTATTATATTATTGGTACTAATTGAATAATACCATACATTGGATTTCCATCTATACCTTCTTTAATGTTGGTGTCTTGAATTCTCATCACCTTTAAAGAATTATTAAACCAAATTTCTACTTTAGAATTTCTTGGAAATTCTAAATTATCACCGACAGTATATAAAAATGCTTCTGAATCAGTAAATGTATTATAATATTCTGATTCTAAACCAGTTAATGGTGATGTATCATATATCCCAGTAATTAAAAATATGCCATCTTCATCTGGTGATGCATTATACGAATATGATTGAGATGCATCATTATATATGGTATCTTCACTTACTGGGAAATATATGTTACATTTGAGGCCTTGTATTCTTATGAGGTGTTTTATAGCAAGATATGAAATTCTAGTTTGGTGTTTAAATGAAATATTAGTTAGACTCATCTATAATACCGCTATAAATTTTATCAAACCAAACTTTAAATTTAATTAATGTATTTGTTTTTACTTTTAATGATAATGCAGATTTTGATCCAGGAAGAAATATTTTAAATTCAATATTGCTTCCAGAATGAACAACTCTAATATTATATACTATTTTATCAAAAAGTACATCAATTAATCCTTCATTTAAATTCATTATTTATCCTTATTGAACCATTATGGTTATATTTATGTTATAGAATACCACCAAGAATTATTAGATTCAGATAGTTTTTCTTTTGTTGTTTCAAATAATTCTTTACCATCATTATATAGATCAGCACCATCATTTTCGAATGGTAAATCACCCATATTAAACGATTTACGAGAAGATCCGATGTACATCAAATATAAACCTTGGACCAAGTCTAAAAACTCATATTGGTCATAATTAATAGTAGAAAGAGTTGGCATTAACGAACATGTAGCCCAATATTTTCCACTTACCTGTGATGCCCATTCCTTAGTATCTCTATCCCAATCCCAATTAAAATCAACCTCTGTGTCATCATATATGGGATTTGTGTAATATACTCGAAGAATTCCAGTCACCTGTTGGTTATTATATTCTTTAAATTCACCACCATCGCTTATATATACTTCAATGTCATCTACATATGGTCTATAATTTCCATAAAATGATAAAGCTCTTTGAACTAACCCATTTAAAATTGTCTCATCGACCTCTATATCTCCACCAATAAAATATTGATTAGAATTGATAAGGAGATAACTAGATAATTCTTCGATTGTCATAGCATAATCTCCTTATTTTATTAGATTAAAGAACTTAATCTACTAGCAGTAGATTCACCTAATGAAGACTTAATACCATCTTCTGTTTCTTCACCTTGGATTAAACTTTCAAGAAATGCTTCTTTTGTAGGTTTTTTATCTTTTGGATCTTCTTTTGGATCTTCTTTTGGATCTTCTTTTGGATCTTCTTTTGGATCTTCTTTTGGATCTTCTTTTGGATCTTCTTTTGGATCTTCTTTTGGATCTTCTTTCTTCATTTCTTCGTTTAATGATTCAGCTAATTTTTCAGCAAGAATATTTTCTAATTCTTCATCTACTTTATCCATCATTTCTTCATCTAAAATAGTGTAACCTTTTTCAATTAAACTTTCTTTTACTTTATCTTCTAGAACTTCGTCAACTAATTTAACTTCTTCCTCATCTAAAATAATATAACCACTTTCTTTAAGTTTTTCTATAATTTTAGTTTCCATTTGTTTTTCTACTAAATCAATATCATCTTTTGGTACTACTAAATATCCACTTTCCTTTAATGTTTCTAAAACTGAATCAATTTCAATTTCAACCTCATCAGATTCTGATACACTAAATCCATTTGCTATTAAAAGCTCTTTTGCTTCCTTAACTGCTACTAATTCTTCGTTTTGTTTTCTTAAATCTTTGATTGCCATAAATTTCTCCTAGCTTACTAATATATATTTATCATATGCTTCAATAACTAAACCTTTAGCTAATGAATCAATTTTTTCTGCAACATTCATAATGTTTGAAGCAGATGTTTCAACTTTTAGTCCATCTTCGTGTAATTCTATTTCTAAATCTTCAGAATCTATTTTTTTAGCTAATTGTTCAAAACTTAATTTTGAATTTTCTGAAATTTCTGCCTTAATTGAATTATCTTTAATTATTTTTTCTAATTCATTAGCAGCTTCTTTTGTATAAGCTTCTATTTCATTATCAAAAATAGCCCAATCAGTTTCTTTCCATTTGATTTCTGAATTATTCATTTCTGATGCAACACCTTCAGAATCTTTAGAATTTTTGAATTTATAAACTCTATAAAATTTTGATTCATCTAAATCTTCAGATTCATCAGATTCCTCTGATTTTTTCTTTTTGCATTTTTCATCTAACCCTTTATCCAATTCTTCATCTAAACCTTCAGAAGCACCATTTGGTCTAATACCATCTTGAATTGGTTTAATTAAAATAGTATATTCTCCAGTCATTTCAAATGAATAATCAGCACTAAATACGCTTGATAATAATTTGAGAAAGTTGTTTGCACTAAATTTAGTAACTGTTAACTCATAGCCACCATTTTTTGCAATTATATTTGATTCTTGTTCATATACTGTTACAAATGCTACCAAATCAGTTGGTACTTGAATAGATTCATCTATTTTTTCTGAAACAATTAATGAACCATTTTCTTGAACTTCGACCTTTAAATCACTTTTTTCAAGAAAACTTTGCAATTCTTTGAGTTTGCTCATTATAGAACTCCTTATTTTTCTGTTTTTGTGCTAGCTTTTTTTCTTCCGCGAGCAGGTTTCTTAATCTCTTCCTTAACTGGTTCTTTAGCTTTAGGTTCAGATTTAGAATCTTCAGTTTCTTTAACTTCAGATTTAGATTCTTCAGTTTCTACTTTAACTTCAGTTTCAGATTCTTCAGTTTCTACTTTAACTTCAGCTTCTTTAACTTCAGTTTCTTTAACTTCAGTTTCTTTAACTTCATTTTCAGGTTCTTTAGTTTCAGGTTCTTTAACTTCAGGTTCTTTAGTTTCAGGTTCTTTAACTTCAGGTTCTTTAGTTTCAGTTTCTACTGAATCTTCTTTAGTTATCTTTAGACTATTTTTAGGGAACAATAAAGTTTCCTTTCCGCTTAATGATAAACTAATATGTTTACTTGGGTTAATACTATATGGTTTAAGATCTACTTTTAAAATTACTAATGATTCAGTAACATTTAAAATTTTGTGAATTTGTTTTTTCATTATTTCTCCTTATACTCTCAAGCATACTAAATAGTATATTTGTAGTTAAAGTAATATTTAATTTGATTGAAAGAATAATATTTTGAAGGTTATTTGTAGTAGATAAATTGAATAATTTAGGTTTCCCTAAATTATTCAAGATTTAACTAAGCGTTTTGGATAGTAATCTTAGTAATAAGTGTTGGAACTGGAGCTGCCATACCAGCTTGAAGAGCAACACCTTTTTGTGATTTAAGAGGATTGCGATCAATACCTTCAGATGTATTAGTTACAAATAATGGAAGATAAGGAGCATATACAACAGCATTATCAAACATAGATGTACCTTTAGATACAAGAAGAACTTCATTTTCTGGAATAACAGTTGTACGAATAACTGGTTTACCATCTAATGTACCAAAGAAATGTGTACCAAGTACAGCATTTAAATTAGCAGCAGGTTTGAAACCTGGAAGTGTACGAATAATAGCAGTAGCTTTAAGACCAGCGATTAATGCAGCTTGACCACCTGAACGCCCAGCATTACCAAGAATTGTTGACTCAGCATCGCTAAGTGCATCAAAGAATGTAAGTTTGTGTTCAGTATATGAATAGCTTGCACCATCTGGAATTGCTTTATCCCATGTAGTATTACCAGTTGCACCTAAATATGCTTCCATAACAACACCTGATGCAACCTCAGTTGTAAGTTCTTGTGTTAAATCTCTTGCAATTGATTCTTCAACATTGATTCCGAAACGTTTACCAAGTGAGAATGATTTGAAAAGTCCAATATCTGAACGTAATGCAAATGTGCGCGCTTTAACTGAAATTGAATCATAATCACTACTAATTGTAGGAATTTCATCCATAACTTCAAAGTTAGAAGCGTAAGAAATTTTAAGTGCATCTGCGCCATCACCTGGATTTTCTAAAAGTGTAACTACTACATCACCACTTTCATAATTAATTGTACCATGACCACCAGTACCAATAAGGTTACCTTTACCATCATCAATTAATTTAACATCGATATTAGTTGTAAGAATTACTTCTACTGTTCTTTTACGAACTGGTGCATAATCTACAGTTGCAGTATATGAAGTAGTACCATCTACAGTTGAAGCAAGAACCTCACCATAAATTTCTTCGCCTGAAAATGCTTTAGGACGAAGTTTACGACCATTAACATCTACTAAAGTATCACCAGCAGTAACATTACCACGAGTTGTGCGAGCAACAACATTTTTGAAATAAATTGTTCCTTGTTGTTCTTGAAGTGGTTGAACAGATGCAAATAATGAAATTGGTGATTGTGCAGCTGATGCAGTAATTACATCTAATGCAATGTTTGGTAAAACACCAAGGTCACCCATTGATCCGTTTGCTTCTGAAAATGCTTTGTATTCTTCAAAGTTTTCTAATTGTTGACCTAAAGCCCAAAGATCTTCATTTGTTACTGTTCTTGTCTTTGCAAGTGTTGATTTACTTTCGTAAAATTCCATATAATCACGGTACTTATCAAAGTACTGATCAACTTGTTCTGTAATATTAATTTTGCTCATAATTTTCTCCATATGATTAAGTTTTTTGTAATTTGATAAGGCATTTTTTGCTACCATATACTAATCTTATAATTTTATTTAATATATAAATTATTAAATTTTTAAAATAAAATTATAATTTTTATTTATTTAAATATTTAACTTATTGAATTATACTTTCCATAAAGGATGCTCTTTCATTTCTTGGTTTATATTCATGATTTGGAACATCCACTGGTCTGTTTCTTCTTAATAGTTTATTAGTCTTTTTAAGAGTTTCTTTAACTATATTTATATCGCTATTTTTAGATAATTCAGATTCTACTATATCTTTATCTACTTTATAAACTGCCGATAAATATTCTACTAAATAATTGTGTTCATTTTTTAAACTTTTATTATTTATTTCTTTGAGTTTGTTTATCTCAACATTTTTATCTTGTATTTTTTCATCTAATTCGATTTTCAATGTTTCTAATTGTTCTTTAGTATCTAAAATAATTTTTTGCTGTTCTCTTAATTCTTCATTTAAATCTGCTTTATCTTTAATTAAAATAGCTAAATCTTCTTTAATTGATTCATCAGGAACTTCTACTATCTTCTCAACAACCTTTTCGACAATTTTTTCTACAGGAACTTCCACAATCTTCTCGACAATTTTTTCTACTGGAACTTCAACTACCTTTTCTACAATTTTTTCTACTACTTTTTCTGTAGTAGAATCTTCATTGGAAAGTCTTTCTGTTAATATTATAGTTGCATTTTTTAATTGCTGTATTTGCTTTTCTTTAAGATTTAATTTTAATTGAATATTTTTATATAATTCATTATAATTATTTTTAGTTGAATTAATCATTTCATATACAAAATCGGAAAATTCAAATGATTCAATATTATTTTCATCTTTAGCATTATCTTCATTATCTTTATTATCTTTATTATCTTTATTATCTTTATTAACTTTATTAACTTTAGAATAATTTAAATTTATTATTTTTTGCCCAACTTGTTTTATAGAATCATCTATACCTTCAGTTTCAATAATTTTTTTACAAATATCTTCAATTATTTTAATTTCACTATCTTCTATAATATTATCTCTATCTAGGAATTCGATTAATTTACTGTATTCATCGGCAAAATCATTATTAAATTTGATTAGTTTTGAAAATAATTCAACATAAGATACATAATTTTTCTTAAGTTTATCTGAATTATTATCTGAATTATTATCATTATCTGAATTGTTATCATTATCTGAATTGTTATCATTATTTGAATTATCATTATTTGAATTATTGTCTAATTGATTATATAATGTATTGTTTTCTTCAGTTATATTTTCAATAATACCAATTAATGATTCTTTGTCTAAATCTTTTAAATTTTCTTTTAATTTATTATTAACTTTAAATGGTTCTTTATTATCTTTTTTAATATCTTCTTCCTTTAACCGATCTTTATTTTCTAGTTCATCATTTTCTATTTCTTCATTTATTTTTGAATTTTCTTCAAATAAATCACATACACCACCAATACATTCTATATGTGCAGGATCTTCTTTCAGCTCTTCTAAATCTTCTTGAATAGATTCTTTTAGTGAAGGGTTTGCTGCCAAAAAACCAGGTTCTATAACAAAATCTATACTTTCTAAATCGAAATTATTTTCGTCTAATATTTTATATGTTTTCCCACCATGTTGTTTGGTTTCATTTGTAAAACCACCAAACGCTCTAGTACTAACATGCATTTTAGAACCACTTCTTAGTATTGTATTTAGAATTCTTCCACTAGGTGTATCAAGAACTTCATAAGTAGCTATTCCTTCACCGGTGTTTTTATCAATTTTAATACTAGTAACTTTATGAGATACTTTTCCACTTTCTAAAAGTTCATCTAAAGTATAATCTTTTGGGTGTCCAATACACCCAAACATCAATCCTCTTTCAATTCTCGTTTTAGTTTCAGGTTTTGATAAAGCATTTTCCCATAATTTTGCTGGATAGAATCTTCCATTTCTCGAATATCCATCATTAAAAAAAGATGGACCCTCTACTATTGCAAGTACTCCTTCTTTTAATGATTTACCTTCTGATATGATTGATGTTGGCGAAAAACCAACATCTTCATATATTAAATCTTTCATATGATATCCTCTGTATATTTTCTCTTATAATTATTTAATAATAATAATTAAACACTATTTTTCTAATAATTCATCTAATTTTTCATAAATTATATTACTATCTTCCATTAAATCTATATTTTTTATATAATTTAATTGCTCTTTTAATGACTCTGAATCTTGAGAATTTTCATCATTGCTTAGTCCCATAATAGTTCTTTTTTCATACATATATGCTTTTGGATCTTGAAAAAATTGGATAATATCATTTAATAATATATAATCTTCTCCGCTTATTGAACCACTAATATAACTTTCTAATAAAGATTCCTTTAAAAATGATGAATCATCAACAAATTGATAAATTATTGATAAAAATTCACTTAATGCTTCAGAGTTTGCCTCATAGTATTGTAATTCTAAAAATAGATGAGTTTCTATGCTGGATAAACTTAATAATGCATTGTTAACATCATCTATGCTTATATTAACTTCTTTAGGTGTTTGTTCATTATAATAATGATATTGTAAAAACGCCCCTTCTCTTAGAGCATTAAAACGACCGAGAGCTCTATGAAATCTTTTACCTTGTGTAGATTTATGCCATTTTTTTATACCCTTTGATATATTAGCTTTATTTCTTCTCCAATGATCTCTCATTAATTTAGATTTTTTTCTATCTATTTTTTTAGATTTAATGAAGAGTCTTTTTCTAATAGCGCCTTCATTTAAATTTAAAAGATCATATTGTATTTTATCGACCTGTGTTTTGAATTTCATTAATAACCTCCGTCAGAATTCTGTTCATCTTCATCTTTTAATTCAAAAATTTGAAAACCAGCATTTGATTCAAATTGTGCATTCATAAATTTAATATATTCTGGCATATTAATTTTAATTTTATCATTGTCTTCAAAATCTTCTACAAATGATTTAAAATTATCTAACATAGAAACAGTTAAATCTAAAAATTCTAACTTTTCTAAATCATCAGTATTTAAAACATTTAAAAATTGAACTTTTATATCTTCCTTTATGAAATTATCAAATCCATTATTAATTAAATGAACTATAAAAATTCTTTGCAAACCTTCTTTTAATGCAAATTGAATTGATTTTAATTTTTTTGTATATCTTACATGATCTTTTATAACATCAGATTTTAAACCTTCTTCGTCAATAATAGACGAAGGAATACCAATAGTTGTTAAAATCATTTTTCTTAAATCACCAACTTTTTCTTGGATGTCTTCAAATTTATCTTCAGAATTAAAATCTTCAGAATTTAATTCTCCTTTATCACCAAAATTTGGAATTACTTTAACATTACCTAAACTGTTTTGTAATTCACTTAATACTTCATCATCTGTTTTTCCAGATGAATTGCTTCTTAAGGTATTATTAATCATACCTTCAAATGTTTTTGCTATTTTTTGTGCTTCCATTGGTTTAGTTGTGCTAGGAACTGTTACACTAACTAATTTAGTAGCAGAAGCATTATTTATAAAATTGATTGGAATAATATTTTCTAAAAATTTTAATTCTTTTAGTAAACCATATACTGGATATAATACACTTTTCCCCATTCTAAGATAAGCTATTTTATCATCTAATCCATCTATTTTTATTCTTATTCTAGAACTTGGTAAACTAAAATAAACTAAACTACTTGGACTAATAGTTTCGATTTTTTTCTTGTTTAATTTTAGGTAATAACTAACATCACTATCTCTAAAAATTGGAATTACATTTTCCATTTCTACATCATCATGAATATTTATAATTCCTTTTTTTGAAAAATTTTCATCATTAATTGAATTAACATCTAATCTAAGATAATATTCTCCATAAAATAATAAATCACTAGCTATATCAATTATCATTTTTTGTAAATTAAACTCATCTACGAATTCATCTAATAAATTAGTAGCAGATTCATCTATTTCGCCATTTTTATTATAGATTATAGCTTTAAATAATCTATTATCATTTCCAGTTGGATTAAGTGCATCATCTAATATTCTATTAATTATTAATTGACTAAAATAAAATTCCTTTATAGAATCTATATCTTTTATAATACCACTTTTAGTAGATGATATTTCAAAAAATTTAGTAATCAATTGTGAATTAATAGTTTTTTTATCATTGGATGCATTTAATTGCATTTGAGACATTAAAGCAGGATCTGTTTGTGCAGTCCAACCACCAAATAATTGTGTAGTTAATTCTTTAAAATTATCTGATAAATTTTTAAATATTGCCATTTATTTGCCTTTTATTGTATTGTTTATATTTAATATAAACAAATTATTGTAATTTATAGGAATTATAAGAATTATAAGAATTATGAGAATTATATTCGATACCATAAAGTAATGGAAGATCATCATAATCAGTTTCTATATCTAATATCTTTCGGTGATATCTTTTTAAATTCCAAAATACCTTTATATGTGGTTCAAATACGCTCCAAACTATTGCATCACTGTATTGTTGATATAAATTTATATTATTATTTTTTATGATGTTTTTATTGTTGCATAATACATCCCTAAAAACACCTGGTCCAGTAACATTTAAAATTTGAGTTCGACCTCTTGGAATCATATCTGCTGGTATTATACTATACCACTTTTTATAATTATCTAATCTTTTAGTTATATATTCTATACATAATTTTAAAAATATGTGATTTTTTGTAAAACCGAATGCTGCATTAGAAACAGAACCAACATTCCCAGCATTGCTATTAATATTTCTAACACATCTTTTATCTCTAGCAAAAAGAAAATTATCACCCATAGAATTTAATTTTCTTTTTAAAACAATTTTTGCATCTAACCAAATGCCACCATATTTATAAATATATAAAACTCTAAATAAATCAACCTTGGCTACATAATATTCTGTTCTGATTTGATCCCAGTATTTTTTATATTCTGGAAATTCATTTTTCATTATATATTCTAAATCATTATTATCAAACACTCTTAATTCATAATTTTTATTATTTTTAAGCATATCATTCCAAGCATTTTTTATTTCTGTTGGTATTTTATTTTTATCTGGCAATGATGTTATTATTAATTTAGTTCTCAACATATCTTCCTGTAACACCTCTTCCAAATATAGTTTCTTCTGGTCTTAAATCATCTATCATTTCATTCATCTCATCAATAAAATCATTGCTTAGATATGGATTATATTCTAATTCATTTTGAGCTATCCATAATGCTGAACATACAGCATCGGAAATATCTTTAGATCCTATTGTTCCATCCGGAAAGAATTCCGGGTGATCTATTTTCTTTTCATCTTCTTTAAGAAAAACTAATTCTTTATACAATATTTTATTATAAGGCATTTTCAATCTATTTTCCATAATAGCAGATCGCATATTATGATATGCATCTTTTTTTCTATCTACAGAATTCATTTTGGTATTAATTCCTTGTTTTGCTAATAATTGTAGGGTATCAGTAGATTGGAATGAATCGGCGGTAACCCATTCTATACCAATTCCCATTGATCTTAATTCTATTATAAATTCTCTAATTTGTGAGAGTTGTAATTGCTTTCCTTTTGGTGCTTTTATTCCAACAGCAAAATCAACCCAATAAACTTGTTCGGTTAAACTTCCGTTTTGAATTACATCATGAATATGAACCATAGCTAGCCCATATCTATCTCCACTATATGCGATATCCAAACCAATTACTTTTTGTGAACCAGGTTTAAAAGAATCTAAAGTATCTTTATTAAAAAAATCTATTAATTTAGCATCAGAATCTAATATTATTTCATCTAATTCACAAATTCTAGAAAGTTGTAGGCTTTGCTTGATTTTATCTTTAAATGGTATAAATGTTCTAACATCACTAACAGCTAAACCAAGAACATCTCTAATCCCAGCATATATATCACTTTCAAATTCACCAAGGTGTTCTAATGGGACTTTATATATTTTTGTTTCATCTAATTGTTTTGCTCTTTTTTCTTCTGATTCTGAATTAATAAAGAATGGATCAGATTGGTAATCACCAATAAAAATTTTAAATGTTTTTCCTGAATAATCCATTTTATGTTTAAGAATTTCAAATCTTGGTGCACTAACTATTAATATATCATCTTTATTAAATGATTCATCTTCTTTTTCTTGTGCATTATCTATTATTGTTTGTATTAATGAACTTTCTGTTGTTGCTGAAGATATGAGTGTATAATGACCTGGCCAGGAGTTTCCTTTCAATAAAAAACGGGAATTAATCCTATTATACATTTCAGTAACTATACCCTTTGAACCACCATGTGTCACTTCTTGATTAATTTCATCTGATGATGCTGAGTACACATTTTTACCAACTAAAGATCTTTTTCTAGAAACCATATTAATATCAATATTTTTTACAAACATTGATGTTTTAGATTTGGTGTTATCAAATTTTGATCTAAAAAATGGACTCTGTCTAATAAAATTAATTATCGGATCATAGTTTATTTCCTCAACATTTTCTAAAGTAGAATTTGTTAAAGTAAAAAATATTTTTGCCGATTTTGGTAGTTTGAATGTTAGTTGTGGTTCTTCCATACACAATAATCTAGCTAAATCATACAAAAATATAATACTACTTACTGTTGATTTACCAATACCTGTAGCTCCACTAAGAACAATTAGTTTATATCTATTTGTTTCATAAAATGGTGTTGGGTATATATTTATTAATATATCTTTCCAATATGGAAATACAGCATCTCCATTATTTAAAGAATCTCCTAAATAATATGGATCTGATATAAACTCATCAATAGTTGGAGGAGTTTCTGTATAACCATTAGATTTTGCATATAGATCGTATAAATGTTTTAAATCTACATTATCTAATGAAGTCAATTCATCATTATTTAGTTTCATTTTTTATTAAATTACCTTCAATTTATTTTTTATTTTTTATTTTTGGTATTTAATGTTTTTTTCTTGCTTTAATCATAGCTTTTTTAGTAACTTTATCCATACCTTTTTTAACTTTACCATCTGATCCACAAGTTAATTTACCATTAGATTTTTTAATTTGTTCACCATGTTTATCCATACACATTGCTTTTAATCTTTTTGCTTTTTTGAATGTTTGTGTTTTTGCATACATTTTAGCGTCTCTTTTATCTTGTGGTGTCATCTTTTTTTCATCTACTTCTGATAATTTCTCTACTATAATTCTATCTTCTAATATTTTAACCGCTTTATATTTACTCATCATTTACTCCTAAATTTTTTCTTTGTTGTTGTTGTGCTTGATTTAGAAAGTCGCCATTCATAATTAGACTTTCTAAAAGACCTTTCATTTTATTTCCATCAGCATTAGCTGTATTTAATTCTTCTTTAGAATGCATACTTAATAGTGTTGCTTCTAAATTATTAAAGTCAGATTCCTTTCTTATTTCTTTAAGCATTCTAAATGCATCTGTTCTCATCATTCTAGTTGATGTATATAAATTCATAAGATCAGCTTTAGTTAATTCATCTAAAGTTTCTTTTTTAAATAATCTATCTTCAACACTTCCAAGAAATTCTTCTAATTTAACTAATTTAACCGATGCCTGTCTAGCTAAAGTAGCTAACGCAAGATCTATAACCATTTCTGTGGTACTTACTTGTCCAATAATTTCCTTTTCAGGCAATGACTGATCAGAAACTAATTTTGATGTTTGTTCCTGTAATTGTTTAGTCATTTCTGAAACATTAGAATATTCCATATCAGAACTTGGAGGGCACCCCCCACTTTTGGTGATTTCATTCACCTCATCGTAACCATTTTCAATCTCTGCTTCAATTATATTATCCATTATTGCCCCATTATTATGTTTATAAGATTATTTAATATATATTTAAGATAATGAAATTTTTGTATGGGTTTTGTATGGTGTTGAGAATTGGAGGAATATTGGAGGAATAATTAAAATGGTATATCATCAAGATCTATATCTGATTCATCAGAACTGTGTTGCAAGAACATCAAATTTTTTATATCTTTTGACGTTATGTTAAATTTATCCATAAATTTTTTAATTATAATTTTTTGATTTGATAGTGATAAATCATCTTTTCCTATTACTATCAATCGAACTTTATCATAAAGTTCACAATTATCCTCAACATATGAGCTATCTTTGCCATCATTTTCTATGTTAGTTCTGCATATAAATAATACAGAACTTCCGATTTTTTGAATTGGTGTTTGTTTCATGCAACTACCTTAACTTTATTTTGATTTATTTAGCTTTAATAGCTTTTTTAAATTCTTTAATATCATCTAACCACATATTTTGAACAGATTTATTATTAATATCTTCTAAATAACTTTTTAATTCTTTAATATCATTTAATATTTTATTCATTAATTCTTTTGTCAAATTTTGAATGGGCATATTTAACAAATAACTATATGATTTATCTTTTTGAATAATACCTGGTGTATTATCCAATTGATTTTCTACATCAGCTTTTGGTGTATTTTTTATTTTAATAGAATCATTTACTATTCCTTTAATGAAAAGAAATTTAGATGCAGCAATTTTAATATCTTGGGTTATTTTTTCTATTAGATATTGTTTTCTTTTTATATAAAATTCTTCTCTTATTTTTACATATTCTTCAAATACTTGTTCTGGTGAGGTATATTCTAAGATTCTATTTTCAGATGACATTACATTAAAATGCTCTGTATATGATTTTTCTAAACCAAGAACTTTTAAAATTTTTAAATCATTATCATAATCAGTAAAGAATTTTCTATTAACCTTTACTATATAATTAAATTTTTCATTATTTGATTTATCTGTATAGCTTTGGATAATTTTCTTATCCTCTAAATTATTTAAAAAATCTTTATAAGATGCTAAATTATAACCAATAGGAACTTCTGTTATTGTTAAACTGTATGCAGATGTTTTTGTAAACTTCCCATAAATATTCCATTTATTTGGAATTTTATCACTTGATATGCTACCATTGAATCCAGCCCAAGATGGATCAGGAATTTTATATTTATTGGTTTTAATATAATTTTCAGTCATTTTGATAATTTCATTTAAACCACGAGGTAATATATTTTGATAAAATCCAGTACTAACAGCATCCCTAGATCCATTAATTAATAAAACTGGAAGTATTGGAACAAAAAATCTTGGTTCTATGTTCATATCTTCAAATGTTTGGTGCAATAAAATTGGATAATCATCATTTATAAAAAGTTTATCTACATAATTTTCTTTTCTTGTAAATATATATCTATTTGCTGATGCTTTAGGTTTAAATCTTTTTCCAAAATTTCCTTCATCCTTTAGTAATGGTAATTGGTTAGTTCCAATCCATCTTCTAGCCATATTAACGATTACATCACTAAGATTATCTTCACCATGTAAATAGTCTGTAAATTCTGAAATTGTAGATTGTAACCTACTAACCTTTACATCACTATTTATATTTTTTTGTATAATTGTATGAATTACTTTTCTTCCAGAATTTTTTAACCCATCTGCAACACTAGCTATTTTTCTTAAATTATCATATGATGCAGCATCAACATAGTCTGTTTCATAAAAAGTTGTAATTTTCATATATATCCTTATCTATATTTGTTTATTGATTTATATATTTATTATTTTAATATTTTAATATTTTATTGTTTTAATATTTTATTGTTTTATTGTTTTATAAATATATAAATCTATCTCCTTCTAAATCATACCATATATCATCCTTATAATCATCAAGTGCTTCTTTGTCACTTATATTAATTATATTAAGTATTTCGTTGCATGATAAATTTTTACTAAAATAATCATATATTATTTTAGCATCTTTATTTGATGTTACATTTAATGTATTTATTATATTACCTTCATAGTTTTCCCAATTAAGTAAATATTTATTTTTCATATATATATCCTTTATATATCCTTTATAAATATATTATAAGATAATTATGTTTACATATGAATTACATTAAACCATTAATATGTTTAAATGGGGTATAATGAGTTTATGATAATAGTGGTGTTTAAGATATTGACATTAATTTAAAACGACTTATATGGCGCTTAAAATTACTTTTATCGCCATATAACACAATATCTATATTTAAGAGCGATTAATTACTCTTAAATTATTTTATTGTTGCAATGTCCAGGAATTTGATGAGTCAAATTCCCAAGTGTTGCCATTAAGTTTTGCATCAGAATTATGATACTTAATTAAGTGATTTCTAAATGTTTCTGAATACTCGCTAAGAATATCGGATTCACAAGCATGTGTATTTTTTGAAGGAGCATTCCAAAAACTATAATCATGAAAGATAATACTCTGTTTGATATTATCTTCGTATTTATCACCACCTTCATTATTCAAACATGTTTTTAAAACATCCTCAAACCTATGTGTAGCCTTTGTGTCTCCACTGATAACAACTATTGAATTAGTGTATGTTTCTTTAATTAGTATTCCACTACTTGGTGTATGATGAACACCAATAATTTGTTTTACGCCATTATCTAAATAATTCATCTCAACAATTTTAAACATTTGTGTATGTTTATATTCGTAACCTTTAAGTTCTTTGTTTAAATCTTTCAAATATGTTTGCAAATCGTCCAAAACACTATATAAAGATGGTTGAATAATTTTCGTTATTTTTCCTAATATAAAATATCTATAATAAATTAGGCTTTTTAAAGACCCTATATGATCATCATCCATGTGAGTGATGAACACATAATCTATTTTTTCTAGTAAATCAATATAATTATTTTTTAATTCAGAAAAAATATTATAACCACAGTCTATTAAAATATGACTATAATTTTTATCATTATTAATTTTTAGTTTTACAATAAAACTAGAGTTTGGTTGATCTGTATCAAATGCTCCACCACTTCCTATGCAAGTTACTTTCATAATTTTCCTTTAAATGAAATGGAAAAAATGTTTTTCATTTTTTCCATTTCTAATTTATATATAAATTATAGGTAATTATAGCTTAAACATAGCTTAATTACAACCAATTACAACCAATTACAACCAATTACAACCAATTACAACCAATTACAACCAATTACAACCAATTACAACCAATTACAACTTAATCAAGTCAAAATCATTATTTCTTAAATATTCTTTTCTGATATCTACTCTTTTACCATTTAACCAAGAATCTATAGTCTCATCCGCTGCTTCATCAAATTCCCACATATCAATCATTTTTTCTATGCCATCTTTTTTAATTACTGTTTGCAACCATTCTGGTTTCCAAGATCCAATACCTTTAAAGTATTTTGACTGTCCTTGATTTGATAGTTTTTCGCCATCTGATAAATTATAAACCCAATCTATGATTTTTCCATTTTTTATTTTTCCGCGAATGGGTGTTTTTAATGATCCGACTTTACCATTTAATAACCAATCACTTCTTAAATATTTGTAAAAAAATCCATTTAATAGACCACGAATTGTATAACCATCAAGATCCTGATCTGTGGCATAAATAACCATTTCATAACCTTCTGTTTTAATAATGTTATATAATAAACTCAATTCCGCATTTTGTTGAAATTTTGATTGAGTAGCATCATATGCATTCAAAGGTTTACCTTTAAGTTCAAAATAACCAAAATTTTCTCTACCTAAAGCAGGCATCAGACCACCCGAAGCAGATTCTCCTTCTGCAACTAACAAATATTTTCTGCGTCCAATAGCTGGGGTGTATTTTTTGGTATCAATTCTTTTCTTAGGTTTTTCTAACCCTTTAAGTGCTTTCCTTTTTTCAAATTCTTCTTTAATTCTATACACTTCTATAATAGGTTCTACAATACTTTTATTTTGGTATATTTTATCTACCCATTTATCAAAATCAATTTTTCCAAGGAATTCGCTAATTTTTGAAGCTGGTGATGTAAATTGTTCTTTTGCTTGACCATCAAATTTTGGAGTTTTAAACCCTCTAAAAAATACTATCATTGTTAGTTTATTTTTTATGTCACCAGCTTTAATAGATTTATATTTTTTTTGAAGTTTATCTTTTAATTTAGTGTTAACAACCCTTTCTAGAAAATAATCTATTTGTGAACCTTGTTTTGTATTTGCTAATCCATTTGTATATGCAAAAAATCTAAAATCATCATCTGGGTTTGGCAAAAATGCAACAACATAATTTTCACCTTCAAACATTGTTGCATTATCACCAAACTGTGAAATATATGTTTTTGAATTAACTTTAATTGCTTTTTTATTAAATGTAAATTGTAAATCTTTATAACTAAATGCTATATTAATTAATCGTTGATACACCAAATCTTTATATATTTTATCTATTTTGGTTAATCCAAATCTTTCTAAATCTGGTTTAAATGTTACTGTAGTACCTCTTTTTGTTGATTTGGTAGGTTTAGAAAAAATTGTTTCTGATAGATTATTTTTAAATTCGACTTTAAATTTATGTTTACCATCTGCAGTTTCGCCTATAAATAATTTACTAAATACTACTGTTGCAAAACTACCAACACCATTCATTCCTAATGATCCAACATTTTTTGAATCATCAAAATTTGTACCTGCTCTAGGTTTGCCCCAAGCAGTAACTGGTATATATGAATCACCATGTTTTTCTATTGGAATACCGGGTCCATTATCTTTGACTGTAATAGTATCATCAGTCATCGTAATATCTATTTTATTACCACAAGTAAAATTACTTTTAATATAAGCATCAATCGAATTATCTATAATTTCATTAATAATTTTAAAAAATGCTGGAACTATGGTATAATCTTCATATACAAATTTTCCATCTTTTAAAACAAAACCTGTTTGTTTTATATTTTGCATAGTTCCAATAATATTATGAGGTCTTAATAATAACCATTGAATATCATCCAATTCTTTAAATTTATAATCATTTTTTGCCATTTGTTTTCCTTTATAGTTAATTTGAATAATATATAATTTATTAATTTATAATAATTTATTAATTTATAATAATTTATTAATTTATAATAATTTATATTTTGCTTTTACAAACATAATTTCATTTTTTAAATTAGAATCTAATTTTTGATTAACAAATCTTCCATAAATTACTTTATATTTATCATCATCAGAAGTATTAGTAAATGCGTCTCTAATTATAAAGACCTCACCTCTTATTTTATTAAAGAGAGGGTAAAACCCATCATCTTTTGAAATATCGGTGATATATACTTTTAGTGGTTTAATTACTTCATTTGTTTGTGTATTAGTTGCATTTTTCATTATTTTCCTTTATTTAACCTTTATCTGAATATAATTTGTTATTTGAATAGGTTCTTTATATAGGGATACTATCGATGTTCCTTAAAACTGCATAACCTATTTATACAGAGTAGTATTTTATCCCTATATAAAGAACCTATCTTATAATATATTATAAGATAGTTTTCATTACGTATAGATTACATATTATAATTCAATATATTATAATTCAATATATTATAATTCAATATATTATAATTCAATATATTATAATTCAATATATTATAATTTAGAATTTGAATCAATTAATCCAATTCTATATGATTTATCCACATCTACTAATTCACCCCTTTCATATAAACTTAGTAATGGTTTTCCTAAGGATAATGTTTTTATATCGAAATGTATTAAGCTTTTTTTGTTAATTTTGCCAATTTTGCCAATTTTGCCAATTTTGTCATTTTTGTCATTTTTGTTATTTTTAACATTTAAATAACCACCATAATATTTGTTGTCAATTTTGACAACCAAACATCTATAATAATTTTCAGCGTGGTAATATTTTTTTGAAGATTCTTTATCAAAATCAGATAATTCTACTAAACCAAATTCTACATTTTTTGGTTTTTCTTTTTCGAAACATGCTATATTAATATTTCGTGATTTGAAGGATTCTAAATACAAATCAATATCTTCATTATCATACATAACTTTTCCTAAATCTTCTGTGAATTTTTGTTTTAGTTCAAAAATTCTCCTTGTGTGTTTATGAGTAAATTTAGATTTTTCTGTTTGTGGTTCACATACATAATATTTTTTAGTTATTTTTGTTATTTTTTTATAATCATAATCATCTTTAATACTAGCAACATATCTATAACCTAAATATATCACTTTTGCACCACAAGGAGTTAAATATTTATGACCTACTTTATAATCCTTTTTATTAATTATAATCTCTGTTCTGGTATCAAATTTATCTTTCCATTTATTAAACATATCCTTTGTATAAACAGAACGATCATTTCCAACAACATATGTTCCTTGGAGTTTGAGACCTTGAATGGTAAGATTTTGATCTTTACTAAATTGTAAAAATCTTCTTAAATCAATATCAGCAATTTTTTGATTTAATTTTTCGCTATAAAGCATCATTCCAGAATTTGTATTATATGAATATGGAATGATTTCCCAATCATCTGCCAACTCTGGTTTAATTTTCTTTTTTATGCTTATAAATTCTTTAAATAATTTTGGATTGAAATCGCAATACATAAAATTTCCTTTTATTTTTCTTAATTTATTTTTCTTAATTTATTTTTCTTAAAACTTTAATCTTTAAACTTTAATTTCGAACAAATATATCATATAATGTTCCTATAAAAATTTGAATAACAATAATAGCACCAAAGAAAAATATCATTGATATATAAATCAATGGATCTACTCCAAACAATGATAAAATTACACTAATAAATGTAAATTGTGAAATCCAGTATAATTCACAATGCTTGTTTGCATAATCCCATTGTATTTTATTCATCATATTTTTAATATACAGAAATATTTTATTTAAATTAATCATTTTAAACCTTATTTTTATTATATTTTACTCAAAAAATCTTTTGCTTCACCAAGTGATTTACATTGTCTTAATATAAATTCAGTAACTGCACCTTCAGCTGTTTTTTCAACATCTCTCATAGATGTATTCAACGTTTTCATCACTGAACTAAATAAAGGATGTTTTTTATATTTTAAAGCAAATTCTTTTCTATTTTCCTGATATTTGTTAAAATATTCACCTCTCAATCTTATAAATTCTACTACTAGATCATTGAATTTATGAGATACTTTTTCATTCATTAAAACTATTTTATCTTTCTTCTCTCCAGGCACCAAAGCAGATATAACATCATCTATGTTCCCATCAAGTATTGTTTTAACTAATAGATTTTCTCTAAATGCATCTGGTCCTATTAAACCGTGAAGTGATAGATAGTGAACTGTTTTTATTTTCGCCATTTGTCCATCTTCAAAAGTTACAACCCAACCTTCTATATTTTCTTGGTTAGTTTCCTTTAATTCAAGAAGATAATCTAAATTATGATATGACTCATCAAAAACTTCAGCTTGTTTTATACCCATATTCATTGAATAACATTTCAAATCTTTTTCTGACATATAAGTACCATCTTCATTTCTGATTTGAAGCAATATCAATTCGGTGTTTTGGTATTCAAGAACTATTTGATTTTCGGGGCCAACAAGTTCAAATATAGGAGTTTTACCTTTTGAAAGTAAATGATCCACTTCTTCTTTCATTATTGAATTTCTATCAAAAAATTCCTGTGCTGCTTGTGCTTGGTCAGAAATAAATGATGTTTTAGATTTTGCTCTTATTGAACCATTAGGAAATTTAACAAATGAAATTATTGAACCATCTTCTTTATTTTGAACTCTTGTTATTTTTTTATCTTTAACATCGTCGTACATCCAACCTTCGGTTTGGTTCACATTGAAGAACTTATTCATAAGTAAATTTCTTTTCCAAGAACCATCAGGCTGTTCTACAAAACATAATCCTCTTAATTCAAATGCTTCTTCATTAACAAAATCGCTTAATGCTGCTAATCTATAGTCATAAATAGCTACATTTGTACCTTCAACATTAACTGTTTTTGATATAAAAGCTTCATTTCTTTCAACGATAGCATCACATTCTTGTTTTGTTTTTAAATAATATTTCATTTGTTATTCCTTTTAACCTTTTATATAATATATTATAAGATTATTATCCTTAAATATTGATTAATAATATATTTTATGGTGATGAAAATTTCGAATTTTAAACTATCTGTGTTATTCTTATCATTTTAATCTCCTATGGACCAAACAGCATACCAACCATCGATTACATCAGTTCTTTCGGCAATAAAAGCCCATTTATTAAGCATATCAGCAACATGTTTTGCTGCCATTGTATAAGGAAGAATATAAAATGAATTTTTATATTCATCTGTGCATTTATCATATTCTGCTTTTAATTTTTTCTCAATATCTTTAGGACATTCTGCACCAAAATCAGTAGACATTTTTTGAATCATTTCTTGATATCCAGAATTTTCTTCAAAATATCTTTGACCTCTTTCTTTTGTGTTGTTTACTTTACTTTCAAGATTTCTTATTTTTTCTTGAAGACCACAAACTACGGAACTATAACCAAAATATAGGAATTCACTTTCAGAATTCCAACCTGGATATTTTCCAAACATATCTTTTTCAACAGTAAAAACATCTAATTCAGCATATTTAACCCATTTTGTGCCACCAAGATTTTGTGTGTAGTATTGATACATCCAAGAATTTTTACTTTCTTCTTTTAATTTTCTTAATTCATCAACATCTTCATGTGTTATCTCTCTATCATTATCTTGATATAAACCACAAGTAAATAAACTATAATCTTTATCTCTCTCCAAATAATGAATTGCCATTTCTAAATTAAATATTTTTACCATTTTTTATCCTTTTACCTTTTTTAAAAATTCTTCATATAAATATGTTCCTTTTAAAGGACTTTCTTTAAGAACCAAATTATGTTTATGTTCAGGAATTATATCATATTCAGAAGGATAATCAAATTCCTCAATTTCTCCAACTTTATAGCTGTTATCCCAATCTCTATCTTCATTTGTAAATATACACAAAAATTTATTTTCTTCATTTAGTATTTTGATAAAAGTCGCATATTCTCCATAACCTAAAGCTGCATTTGTTTGAATAACTATCATTTTAGTTTCCTTTTAATTTAGTTATATATTCTGGATTATGTTTAATTATGCTATTGATTACATCTTCTTTTTGATTTCTTCCAATATCTTCCATAGACCAATTTAAATTGTTATCACCAATATATTTAAAAATGTCTTTGCATTTAATTAATTTTAATATGTTTCTATTGCCTTTTAAATCTTTTAAAAGGTTTTCAATTTTATCAATCATTTTCATTATAACACCTTATCATAAGTAAAAATTAAAAAGAATACTAAATGTAGTTCTTTAAAACTTTGCAATTTAATAATATTCACTAACTTTAACAATAATTTGAGTATCATTGCATATATTTGTTGAGGGATAATCCCTCAACAATGAATTATTTTAATGCATCCATTTCTTTTTTAATAAGAGCTTTTATTTCTTCTCTAGTTTCTTTAACATTATAGCCACCATTATTATGATTACCATCTTGGTAATATCCATCACTAAATGCCACATTTCCGTTTATAACAAATGAAAATTTTACTCCGTTGGTTAATGTTAAATCAATTATAATCATTTTGAATCCTTTAATCTTTTTATATAATATATTATAAGATTATTTAGATAACATATACCTTAAAATATCGATAAAATACCGATAAAATTCGGAATTTTATTAGAAATTGAATTTAAACAATAAATTCAATTTCATCAGCTTCATCATATGTAGGTACAATAAATTTTTTTGCCATATTTAAATACACTTCATCTCTAATAAATTTTCCTTCTTCTGCAAATCTTTTTTTGTTTCTTTCATATAAAGTATGTAATGGCACAATAAACATTTTAATTTGTTTTTTAAAACTTTCGTCTACTCGATTTAATTTTGATCTTCTTGATTTTTTTGTTAGGTTTGTCATATCTATTAAAATATCTTTTTCGGTTTTTGTTGCATCAACAAATCTTTTTCTGTATTCGATGTCAATTTTTTCTTGATCTTCATCAGTTAACATATTAAAAATTTTACTAAATTCACCATTATTGTATTTTTCTTTGCCATATTCAATTAATATATCATCTCTGGAAATTATTTCCCCATTAAAATATTTTGAATATGTAGATTTCCCAGAACAAGGCAACCCTACATATAATAATATTGAATTAGATTTTGGTATTTTACCTCTTTTTTCTAATTTTTTTACAACTTTTTCGCTTAGTGATGAATTTTTGTTTTTATGATATTCAATAAAGCTATTGGTTGTGTAAATTTCTGTTCCTAATTTCATTGCGGAATTTTTTCTTCCATTTTTTGCTTTGTAAAATCTTCCTAATGAATCACATTTTACCTGAGTGATAAAATATTCAAATAATTTATATTCATTTGCTTTAAATTTTTCAAATATTTTATGTGGTTTTTTCTCATTACCATCTTCATCAATATAATCAAATAAAATCCCATGTAAAGATATAATTCTAAAACACATTATTAATTCATCTGAGTCAATAACACCTCGCGATAATAAATCATTTAGAAGTTCGATTGATAAATAGGATGAAACACCTTCATGACCTCTAAAATGAACCTTTTTTTCATTTTGTGGTATTTCATTTTCTAAATCTTTGTTTTTTTGTAAATCAGCTTCATTATATATTGGTTTTTTTGAATTCCCATCAATCACTGTTCTGCAAATTGGTTTTCCAATATCATGCAATAATGCACAAATTTTATTAATTTTGGAAACATTTAACATTTCAGCTTGCATACATACCATCATTGTATGCGTCCAGACAGAATCCTCTAAATGGAATGGGTTTGGTTTATCATTATAACTATGATTAGAATTTTTCATGGAATTTGATAAAGAAACAAATTCTGTTTGAAACCAATCAACTAATTCATTCATAGATGGATCCGTTGGTATTCTAAAATACTCCTGATGTGTATTATTCACTTTTTTGACTGACCAAGTATGTTCAATAAATTTTTCTAAATTATCCATAATATTCCTTTGTTGTTTTTAATTATTATATTATATTATATTATTCTTAATATTCACTGAATATTCACTTAATTTCTAAATCCATATCTATATTTTTAAAGAAGTTCCAATTATATACAAGCCACGCACTAAAAATGGTGTTAAAAGCGATAAATAATAATAGTCCATGTTCTAATGTTGAACAGAATGTAACGACCGTTATAGCCGTTAATCCAATTAGATACCCATCAGCCCAAGCACTATTTTTTGTGATTTGAAATTCTGACATACTTTTTGGGTAAAATTTGGTTATATAATTATTTAGAGCTATACTATAAGATGAAAAAATAGCAACTTCCATAATAGCTAATATACCATCACCATAAACAGTAAATAATGGGTTTATAAAATATAATGAACTATTTATGATAAAACCTAAATGTATAAATATTCCGATTCTATACATATCCTGAATATTAAATTTTTTTAAAATTAATTTATTTAGTTTTACTGTTAATGTTTGAACTATGCTCATTAAAGCAACAATCCACGGTAGCAAATATATACCTTTAAGAACAACTATTAATGGACTTAAAATTCCTAAACCCATAGCAACTATTACTGAATTTTTTAACCTAAATTCAGTGACTTTATCAAATTTATCAAATCTGGTATTTAAGTTCACTGAATTCAATATTGCATCTATTATCATTTTTTTCCTTTACTATTTATTACTATTTATTACTATTTATTACTATTTATTACTATTTATTACTATTTATTACTATTTTACCAATTTTACCAATTTTACCAATTTATTACTATTTTACCAATTTAGAATCATCTATCATCTTTTGAGTAATAGAATAAATACTTCCGGTTTTCCTATAACCAATTTTTTGAATAAATGATTTAAAACTCTTATAATTAATATATTTATCAATTTTCTTTATTTCATTTATTGAATATCTATTTTTTAGTTGTATTTTTTTAGATTTTATGGATAATAAATAATTGAAAAATTCTATTTGTGATTTATTAGTAATATTTTCGCTAATTATATGATTTAAAATTCCTTTTATTTCATATTCATTTTTTGTTAAAAATAAATTTAATTTCTTAAGTTTTCCGATATAATTAAATTTGGTTTTAATTTCCCTATTAATTATTTTCTTTAAATCATCATCAGAAATGTTGTGTTTCAGATGTGGTTTTATTTCGGACATTAATTTAAGCAATTTATCCTCATCTGTTATTAAATGTGTTCTATTTCTAAAATCATCAATAACGTCTTGACTATAGTTTATTTCATCTAATTTTTCTAATGCTGATAATAAAGCATTGTGTTCCTCATTTTTTATAATTTCCTTGTATTTATTTATATTAATTTTTGTAGTTTGTTTTTTCTTTAATATTGGTTTATTTTTTATTTGATGACTTAATAAAATTTCAAAGCTATGTTTATGATTTGATTCTAAAATATTATAAATTATTTCTACAATATTAATAAAATTACCAGTGGTTGAAAGTTTTGGATCGCCATTTTCATCAATATCTATTAATAATGAATTTTTATTTTTAATATAATATTTTGAAATGTTAGATATAATTTCATCATTGAGATGTTTTAATGATGTTTGTAAATATCTTTTCCTTTCTACTAACAAATAATGAATATTTTCAGCCTTTCTGGATCTTCTAATCATTTGAATAGAGCTAATAACATCCATTGAATTTGATTCATCGTAATGAAAATGGTGTTTAATATTATTCAGATTTGATACTCCAACAGTTAATGTTGGTGTATAAATAAAAACATTCCATGAATCATGATTTTCCTTTTCAAATTCTTTAAATATTAAAACTTTATCCTCATCGCTTGAATCAGAATTTAATAGTATAGTTTTTAGATTATTTTCTTCACATAATCTATATAACACCTTTGATATTAATTTTGATGAACAACTAACAGTAACTTTTCTATTATATCTTTTTTCCGATTTTGAAAATTTGATAACATTATGAATAAAGGTATTAATATCATCATAGCTGTTTATTTTAATATTTTCTCTATATGAATTATTAATACAAAATACTGGATTAGATATTTTAAACATATCTTCGGCACCATATAAAAAAGCATCGGCAATCACACATCTTTTTGATGTTAAACTGTATTGCAATTTAACTTTGTTTAAATTGCTATAATCACTTAAACTATTTCTGCTATGCAACATTAGTGACATAAATTCATCTAAAATAACAACATCAAAATATTTTAAACTATATTTGTGTAAACTTTCTAATTGTACTATTAATGAGTCACCGATATTATAATCACCATCGCTATATAATTTGATGTTATATTTGTTTTTAAAATCGTTCGCAACACTTATTCTATTGGTAATTATTAGTACTGGTTTATATTCCTGATGTGCTTTTTTAATTATTAAGTTTATAACTGAAGATTTTCCCGTTCCCATAGCAGATTTAATTTTTAATATACCACATTCATTATACCATTTATCAACCATATCTGTTAATTCTGGCGTTATTTTAATATATCTCTCATCAATATTAAGCTGATATTTTGATGTGCCTAAACCACCTAATACTTCTTTTCTTTTAATATTATTAATTTCCTCCAAATAATCCTGAACAGCCTTTCTATCCTTAACCTCATTGAAAATAGAAAATTGTTTATCTGGATTAAAATGTTTCATATTAAAAGGATTATTTGTAAATAAAAAATACCCCTTTTTTGTTTTTTCTGAAGGGTGTGAAAAACTTATTATATTATCTTTGGTGCTTTCTATCACAAATCCACTCAATCTATAATATTCTAAGCAAATATCTAACACCTTTGATGAATTGTCAACATTTACATTTTTTGTTATTGGTTTAGGTTGCAATACTTCATAAGTTGGGATATAATTGCCTTTATGAATAATTGTAATTTCATCTTTATATGTTGGTGCTTGAAATGCTCCTTCATTTAAACTAGATATATCGACTTTACAATATTCAAACAAATCTTTTTTAATTTCTGATAAAATACAAAGCGCACTAGCTTTGTTATTATAACCATCAGCTATTAATATTCCTTTCTGGTTGAAAATATTAACACCATCATAACTTCTACTTGGAGCTAAACTAAAATAATAATCCTTTGATTTTAAATATTCAATAATTTTATTCAATTTATATTGTGATGTTATATTATCCAAATCTAATATAACAAAACCTAATCTTTCTTCTAAATATTTTTCCAAATCCCGTTTAGTTCGTGATAATTTAGTTAATGTTGGTATATTATAATTTCTGTTTAATATAAATTCTGAGCTAATATATTCCATAGCTTTTTCTATGTTAGTTTCTATACTTATAAAATCGAATACATTATTTGATTCTTCATCATATGGACTATATGGAAATTTTGAATTAGTTTTTTTACTTCTAAATAATGTTAATTTCATTTTAAACCTTTATATTCCATTTTAATAATTAAATGACTAAATATATAAACATATATTGTTTTAGTATGTTTAGTATGTATTAGTATGTATTAGTATGTATTAGTATGTATTAGTATGTATTAGTATGTATTAGTATGTATTATAATATAATTCTACTTTAATTATACTTAAGAATGGGGTTTTAAAACCCCAAAGTTAAATATAATTTTTAAATTAATTTTTAAATTAATTTTCTGTTATATCTTTTTCTAATTCCTTCAGACTTTGTTTTGATTGAAATTGCTGCCAAAGAGCATTATCATTTTTATAACTAGAATTGATGTTGCTACTAATCTGGTTATTAACATCATCTTTATTAACAACAACCAATGTGTAATATGCACCGGATGGGGCACTCCAAACATCCATTATATATGAATTTGATAAATCAATATTGGTTAATTGTTTAGTTATTTCTGTGTTAACTTTATCAATTGATTGATTTTTTGCTCCAGTAGATCTAGTAAATAATTCTACTTTATTTTTTACATTTAATTTAATTTGTCTCGAAATTTCATTTCTGGCATTTGCTGCTGAAATAGTTCTCATGTGGTTAATACCAGCAACCGAATATTCAGCAACACCAACTCCACTATAAAAACCATCAATATGTGGACTACAAATCCATTTTGGAGAAATAACTCCTTCTTGCATACATTTTTCATTTTTTTGAATAGTATTATTTAGTTTTTCATTTAATTTTTCTTTTGGAGTAGGGTTTGAACACCCTACTAAAACCATAAATAAAAATGTGCTCAATGTTAATAAATTTAAAAACTTAAATTTCATTTTATATCCTTTTATTTTTTATTTTTTATTTTTTATTTTTTTTATTCTTTTTTATTTTTATTCTCTTTATCCATTTGGTCAATTTTCCCCATAATAGATAAATCTGTTAATTGTGCTAAAGATGAACTAGCATCTTTCCCGCTTCCGCCACTCATAATTACTGTTTTTGGAAGAACGATTTGTGATTCTTTAAGTGCTTTATATTTTGCAACTTCTGTAATTTTTTTCACCTCTAACACTAATACATCTTTTCTAACTGCATTATACATAGCTTTTTTAACTTTAGCCTCTGCTAACCCCTTTGATTCGATTGCTTGTGCTTGGTGTTTAGCTGCGATGGCATTAGCAATTTGAATGCCTTCATTTGCCTTTGCAATTTCTAATTCTTTTTTCTTACGCACAATTTGAAGCTCTGCTTCTTTTTGTTCTAAATCCACTCTTTTTTGTGCTTCAATAACAGCAGCATCTTTTTCTTTTAACATTTTCTGTCTTGCTTCGATACGTTCACGATTACCACGAAGTTCAGCTGTTACTGCAGACTGTCTCTCGTTTTCTTGTTCTTCTACAAGTTTTTGACGAATTGCTATCTGTTCTTTCTTTCTATTGATAAAGTCATTTAGTTTTTTCTCTGGTCTAAAATCATCGATTGTAACTTGAACAATCTTAATACCATATTTTGTAATAGGCAATTCTTGTCTTAAAGGAATGCCATTTTTATCTTTTTGAATAACTGTTCTAAAAATATAAGAATCTCTTTGTGGTCTTTTTTGTGGATTCTGATCCTTTAAGCCAACATCTGATGTATTTTTCTTAACTAAAATCTTTTCCCGTTTAGTAATATATAAACCATTATTTCCTTGATCTTCTACACGAATTTGATATTCGTTTTGTCCACCTTGCATAAAATCTTCACCAGTAATCTGATTTGCTGTATATACAAGTAATTGCTTTGAAATAGGTTTTAAACCACTTTCAATTAGGTTATTTTCATTAACGTATGCTTTGTGCATTTCTACTAACAAATCTGGATTACTAGATAATTTATACCTAATAGTTCCACCTACATAGCCACCATAAGTATCAGCAAAATTAATTCTTTTCATTGTGCCAACACCTTCACCGTCTTCATCGTCCACATATGCCACTGTTTGAAACTGATCGTAAAAATGAACACTAGATAAAAAAGGAACTTTAAAATGAATTCCTGGTTCAACTACTCCTTGCATTTCTCCACTTGGTGTTCTTTCAACAGCATATTCTGTACCACCAACAATATAGAAGCTTCCCATAATAAGACTAAAAGTTAGCAGACCACCAATAGCATATGCTATAATTTTTCCAATTTTTAAATTACCATCTTTGTTTGTAAACATTGTATTCCTTTAATTTGTGTTTAATTTGTGTTTAATTTGTGTTTAATTTGTGTTTAATTTGTGTTTAATTTGTGTTTAATTTGTGTTTAATTTAGATGATGTATTTATTCATCATATCATCACTAAATTTCTTCACTAAATTAATATTATGAGTAGTTGCTTCTAATGTCATAATAAAATTATATACTTTAATATCATCGCTATCCATAATATGTTTAATGCTAACTAAATTTTTTAACACTTCATTTAATTTATTGAAATCCATATTTTTCTCCTTTTTAAGATTTATTTTAAAATACCTTTCTTTATTAATTTTTTTATGCTTTTCATATTTTTAATTACTTTCGAGTAATATGTTTTATTATGCCAACCTCCATTATAACGTGATATTGTTTTAAAGATAGGATCTATATACTTTCTTCTTAATGATAAATTGTAATTTATCCTTATATAATGCGCAGCAATTAATATATTGAATTGATTGTTGTTTTTTAACATATTTGCTATTTTATGATCTGATAATTTATTTACCCAATTCATTGCAGTCACTTTTTTAGATATTTCCCTAGCTGTTGATACTCTTACTTGCATTACACCAAGCGAAGAATCAGTAAATGATCTTTTTGAGCCATTTTTATTTTTATCATCGCCTATAATATTATTTTTTGCTGAACTTTCTCTCAACATTATACTTGGTAATGTTTTTTCGAATGTTGTCCCATCTTCTGCTCTTGTAATTTTACCTATCGAATATGCTATTTGCAAATTTTGTATTTGCTGCGAACTATAATTAGTATATATTGGTTTAAGAACATATTTTAAATTATGATTTAAATCATCAGCACCTAATATTGGTGTTATAAATAAACTAACACCAAATAATAAATTAGTAATTTTTTTATTCAAATATATTTTCATAATTTATTCCTAATATATTCAATAAATAATCTGATAATATCTCGTTTGGAATTAATTCATCTGTAGATAATTGGTATCTATTTTTATGAATTTTAAAATGAGTTTCACATACAGTGATAACCATATCAGCTTCAAATATTTTTTTAAAATCTATTTTATATGAATTTAAATCATGATCACATATAAAATCATCATTTTTTAAATCATTTTGAGTTAATAATATTAATTGCATAGGTTATCCTTAAAAGTTAAATTAGGTTGCAAATCTTTTAAAAATTCATCTGAAACCCAATATAAAGATGGTTGTAGCCCATCATTATCTAAAACTCTGTATGCATCTCTTTCTTCAAACCATAAAACATCTTTTTCTATTAGACTAGATAAAAAACCTCTAATTTGATTTGGTGTATAATTAGTTAGTTCTTCTTCTGCTGCTTGTATGCTGAAACAACTAAAATTATCTTCTAATAATTCTTGTGGTGTTAAAGCTCCACAACCATTATTTTCTAAATAATCTGTTAAAAACCTTTTCTCATTTTTTGTAAGATTTACCATTTTATATCCTTTTAACCTTTTATATAATATATTATAAGATTATTATCCTTAAGTATTGATGAATGTGGTAATAATAGATGGAAAATTGCGGAAAATATTTGATATATTAATATTTTCTGCCTTTTCTTAAATTTCTTTTAGTTTTATATTCTATGATTATATTTCGGCGTAGGTCTTGAGCTTCCGAATTTTGCTGAGATGATTGTTCAAATATTTCACTTGTCATATCTAATAAATCTTGTGTTGTTAATATAATTTTCTCATTTGATGATAAATAATGTTCCCATTGTGAATTTCCGATATATTGCATTTTTAATCCTTTGTATTTGTGTTTATATCTTAATTATATTTCATAAATTTTGATGCAAATTCTGAACCAGTTTCTGGTTCGCATAAACCTTTTTCTCTGTATGCACAATAATTACAAAGAGGTGATTCCTTTTTTTCGAAAGTATCATCAGTTTCTATGTTTCTTATTACTGATGCTACATTTTTCATTAATTTTGAAAGATCTTCTCTTTTATATGTGATAAATTTTTCTTCAGAATGTTCTACATATACAAATGCTCCACGTATAGTATTTATATTAGGATAATTTAAAAATCCCCACAAAGCATACATATCAATTTGTAAATTGTTTTGCCACGGATTAACTTTACCAGTTTTCCAATCGATTAACCATAACTCATCATTTAACATGAATGCATGATCTATTTTTCCTCTAAATAATGCACTTTTATCCCAATATGATGTAGTAGTAAATTTACCGTTTTGGTATTTAACACCAAAATCAATTTCGACACCAATAGCTTGTGGGTCTAAATATTTATGTCCAATTTCAGAAGAACAAAATTTATGGTAAATTTCTTCATATTCTTTTACTTCATCTTTTGAAGAAAGTGTAAATTTAAATGATGGTTTTTCGTCTTTTCCTAAACCTTTGTTTTCTAACCATTTATGAACAAATGAGCCCTTTTCTAAAGCTTTAGATTTTTGAAAAATGCCAAGTTTATCTATATAATCAAATTTAAACTTTAATGGACATGTTTGGTGTGAACTAATTTTTGAAAATGAATAAGGTATAAATTTCATTATTGTTTCCTTGGGTTAGGATTACATAAATCTCTAACTTGTGCATATTTTTGTGTTTTAAGATCTTTTTTCATTTGTGCCCATCCAAGAGGTTCAATAAATGTTTTGAAACCACCTTCATTTTTAGGGAAAAACCATAGTGAAGCCACCCCTTTACAACTTGTGTGACCACTAGTAGGTGCGCAACCTAGAATATTTTCATCAGTGTGTATATTAGAAATTCTAAAGTCGTCGTAAGTTGATCCATTCATTGGACAATTATTTTTAAACCATACGTAGCACTCATTTGGATTAACATATCGTTCTTTAACCATAAATTTAATTTTTGGGACTAATTCTTTAATTCTATTAAAAAGTGATTTATCTTCGCAAAACCAATCATACCAACCAGCTTCAATCATAGAAGGTATTGATGAATCAAATTCGTTATTATCCCATTTGGTTAAAAACTCAGTTATTGTTAATTTATCCATTTTTGAATCCTTTAATCTTTTATTTCTTTTTATATAATATATTATAAGATTATTTAGATGACAAACTACTGAATTATATAAATTTACGCTATTATAGTATTTACGCTATTATAGTATTTACGCTATTATAGTATTTACGCTATTATAGTATTTAGATAATTATAATAAATTTATATTGATGTTACACTAAGTTTATGACGCTAAGTTTATGTTTACTAAATTTTCTATGAGATTAGGAATATTTGTTTTAATACCTTTATCTATCATTAACTCATCTAAATATTTTTTTGCTTCATATCTTGATGGATTGCAACCATTCTTTGTTTTATAATTATATGTAAAATGTGAAAGCAAAGCTTCAGCCTCTTGAACTGTTATTATTATCATTTTATTTCCTCGTGAGGGATTTTAACCCTCACATTTATTTTTTATTTTTTATACCAATAATGAAATCGAATTCATAATATCATTATTATCACGAAGTTTTTCTAAAACTTCTTCGGTAATTCTTGCTTCACCAGGCATTTGTTTTGCTTCTTTTTTAAGCTGTGAGATAGCAGCATCAATCTCTTTAACCAATACACCCTCATCTCTAGCATCTTTTTTAATTTGTTTGATGTCATCTTGAATTGCTTTAATTTCAATTTGTGCAGCAATAATTTGCTTTGCATAATCAAAAATATCCATTACTTCTTCGTTGTTAGCAATTGTTTCTATTGTCTCTACCATTTTAATTCTCCATTATGTTTATTTTGTTTATTATGTTTATTATGTTTATTTTGTTTATTTTGTTTATTTTGTTTATTTTGTTTATTGAACTTTAAAGTTGTATTTAATCAATATAATGTTTTTCATCTATAGAATCTAATATTAATTTTTTATCTTCCATAAAATCTAAATCTGTATTATAGCTCCAAAATACTGATTTTGAAATAGATGATTTATTATCACCACTAACCGGAAAATTTAAATTAAAAATAATTAATTTTTTATCTTCTCTAATGCTAATTGTGTTAATAGAATGTTTATTAACAATGGAGTCATTAAATGATGATATAAAAAATTCATTGCTAATAAATTCGATTTCCAATATATTATTATATGCATTATATGCATCTTCTTCTGTTTCATATGTGAGATATGCATAATCAGGTGTTTTTCTTCCAAATTTATTGATAGAATTCATAAAGTTAAAAATAACCTTTTGTTTTGAAGTTTCAATAGCAATAACGCTAACATTTTCTAAATTAATAGTTTTTTCGCTGTTTCTTTGTGTAAGTGTAATCATAATTTTTTCCTTTATATTTTATGTATATACATAAATTTCTTTTTTATTTATAAATTATCATATTTTAATTTATATAAACCTTATTCCTTTTTAACCTTTTATAATTCTTTTCCTTTTATATAATTACACCCTCCATTATTGATTTAAATTTATTTTCGCAACCGTCTAATACATAATAATATTCTATTCGATTGTCCAATATAATTTTTTGAAATTTATATTGTAAAATATAATATACTATTTTTTCAAATATTGTTATAAAAAATTGAATTTGAACAAATGGTTTAGATTCATCAATGTTTAATATATTGCATTTATAAAACATTGATGGTTTATGTTTATTAATATTAAGAGTTATTTCTCCATCATAATTTATATTTATAATTTCTGTGTTTATATTCTTCACATTATTTATATTCATTAATAGTTTCCTTCCAAAATTTAATACTTGAAAAATATTTTCTTTAATATGTATTTATTAGGACAACCTTCATAAATAGAATTAATTGCTCTAATATAATCATATTTTACTTTATTTTTTCTAAAATTATTTTTTTCCAATCTTTCCAAAATATGATCAACTTTTTGTTTATAATCATAATAATAAACATAAACATCCATTTTTGTTGTAACTAATAAAGTTTCCTTTATTTCATATTTATTATGTTCAATCACCACCCCGTGATCCGCAGCATTATAATCTGAAATTGATTCATTTAAATTTATTGATTCTAATGAATCAATAAATAGGAGTTTATGGTCTATCATATAATCTCCATGATAATCTGTTTTATTGAAATATTCTTTAACAACATAATATTTCTTAAAATTTGGAATAATTATTTCTTCCTCTTTTTCTAGAATGCTATTTAAAACATATATTTGATTATTTGTTAAATTGGATTTTTTATATTGATTTGATAATGATAATATAAAATTATTATTTTTATAATCTTCACTAATTTGATAATCTTTAAATAAATCTCTCATTTTAAACCTTTATTTTTTGATTTATAAATTATATAATAATTTGTATTAATATTTTCTTAATTTTCTAAATAATAAGAAAATGATGTTCTTTTGCATATCATTCCGCTATAAATAGCATCTTTGAAGGTAGCTCCAGTTATATAAATATCACCATCATTTGCAAGAGACGATACCATTTGTTTATCTTTTTCTTGCAATTTTGAAAAATCCTTTATTATAAATGTTCTTGTTATAGAATTTACTCCATGTATTACTTCTGTAATTTTTAACTTATCATTGGTTTTATGATATATTAACATTTTATACCTTTTTATAATTCTTTTATGCATATGTTATTCGCCGCATAGCTCGGCTATGGTTAATTTAATTTAGAATTCGTTATCCTAATACAGATACATTAAGAACGAAGTTTAATAATACTATTTTCTAGACTTTTAATTTCATTTTCTGCCAATCTAATAGCTTCTTTTTTTGCTTCGTTTATAATTTGTTGTTGGGCTTTTTCTGCTTCCTCTTGTGTGTGATACAATTTACCTTTAATACCATCGTAAATTCTTTTCCATGAATTTTTGTATTTGAAATATGTAACACCACCTTGAATATGTGAGAATTGCATTTCCATAATTTTATTTTTAAGACCTTTTATTTCTCCGATATAAGCTTTCGCTGGTCTAAAATAAAATACTGTTTGATTTTCTTTAATATTTCTTTTTAGAATTGGTTGGTTTGAAGTTTGGTTTGAAGTTTGGTTTGAAGTTTGGTTTGAAGTTTGGTTTGAAGTTTGGTTTGAAGTTTGGTTTGAAGTTTGGTTTGAAGTTTGCATTTTTGAATCCTTTAATCTTTTGTTTCTTTTTATATAATATATTATAAGATTATTTGGATGACATATAACTGAAATTATATTCAGTTATAAAGAGTTGGTAAATACCAACTCTTTTAATTAACTTCCAGCATATGTTTTAGCTAATCTTTCCCAATCATTAAATCCTGCAGATTGGACAGCAATACCAGCAATAACAGCACGCATAGTTAAATGGTTTGTTCCTTGTGCTAATTGCTCAACTACTTGCAATTTTAAATCCATTGGAATATCTGGTTCAACAAATGGTAAAATACTTTCGATTCTTTTAATAACATCTTCTCTCGTAAGATTAATATTCATAAATAAAGAACGTGAAGCAATAGCACCCATATCACCACCTTCGAATTTAGAAGCAGCAAGATTAGATATAAAAATAATTCTTGAAGTAAATTCAAATGTATTTGGTAATTTAATTTTTGTACCAACATCTTCTGGTTTTTCTTTTAAAGCAGTATATAATTTCTCAAAATATTCTTCTCTTTCTTCTGGTGATAGCATTTCAACATTTTGAGTTCTTGGAGATGTCCAAGTTAATTGTCTAACTTTTTTTGTATCTAATGCAGCTTTAAGCATATTAATTGAATCTTTATCAGACCATACTGAATCTGAATCATCATATACAATAGTCATATCATCTTTATTCATAAATAAATCCACATATAAACCCATTGGTGAAAGTTTAGCACCTTGTCTATATCTCCATTTTGCATCTGGTCCGCTTGGAGAACCTAACATTGAATTTAATTGTTTTTCAACATGGAATGTATTGTGGTGAACATAACCATAAAAATCTTGATATAAATGTGTTTCTGAATCAACAGATAAATCATAAACAAATGAATTATCACCTTTCATAATATTTAAAATTTCAACTAAACCTTCTTTGGTGTTGTAAATTTTATCACCTTTTTTGAGTTGTTTTACAAATACTTGTGAAAATTCACCTTGTAGTGCATGTTCCTCAGCAACACGAAGAACCCCAATATTAGTAATTAAATCAACCGTTGGTTCTTTTTTAACTATCATACCATTAACTTTTACATCTTTTCCGTTTTCATCAAGAACAAAAATATCAGTTTGAGGTGTATACATTTCATATAGTTTAAATTCATGATCTTCATTTTTTGCAATAATTTCAAAAATATCTTGTATAGTATGTGCGCTTTTATCTAATGTTGTTTTTATAGGAGTTCCACCACCTAAACATTTACCAATACCAGCCATACCAGCAACAATAAGAGCATTTTGTGCACCAAGTGCAACAACTTTAGTTAATTTTTCGATATCATCAAATACTAAATCTGGATCGGCATATTTTTGAGTTTTGAGTTTTTTCTCAGCTTCTTTAAATAAATCTTCACCTGAATTTTTTTCAACTTCGCCTTTAGTTACTTTAAACCCTTTATATTCATCAGCATTCCAAACACCATAATCTTTTAGTTTTTTAATTAATTTATGTTCCGATTCACCTTCATATTCAACATCCTTTGATTTTGCATATGCTATCATTTTTCTTGGAGCAGATTCAAATAATTTCATTTTATTAGATTCATCTATACTTTCTTTAACTGTCAACATAGAATCATCACCATGAATTAATACATCTTTCAATTCTGAAACAACATCTACTATATTCATCCAATCTTCTAATTTAATAGTAATTGATGGTTTAGACCACTCTGCACCTTGTGAAGCATCCCAAAAATCTACAACATTAATTGAAAATTGTGATTTAGATTTTTTTAACCACCCAAAACGAATCATGTTACCAGATTTATTTATGTATTTGAAACCTTTACCTTCGCCGTATCCTTTTTTCTTAAATGTTTCATAACCTAAAGAACCACCAAGTAGTTTAAAATCACCACCAAGATCTTTACCAAGAATACTTGAAAGTAAATCAGCCACTTTTTTAACTTTATTTTCGCTAAATGAAGCTTCTGATATTGAATCTTTTTTAATTGATTCAATAATACTTTTTATATGTTTTTGTTTAATCATTTATAACTCCTAATTTTATAAGTTTATTTAATTGTTGTTTATTTATGAATTAATAATGTAATTCAAATTAAACACAACCAAATTAAATGTTCCAATTAAATTTATGTTGATGATTGTTTAGTATTATTTCTCTAATTTTTTGTGGTCTCATATCTATGTTTTCTAGTGATGCATTTCTAGAGTTATCAAATGTGCTATTAATTGAATGTGTGTGACCATGTATATTGAGTTCGCATTTGTGTGAAATATAAATATTTTCTAATAATTTAATTCTTTTGTTAATTAATTTATTTTTTCTATCATATTCACAATTATGAAAAACTGGATAATGGCTGAATAAAATTTTTATATTTCCTAATTCTTTTATAAACCCACTAAATAACTGATCATCTATATCCATTATCTTACAAATTTCATTATTGTAATAAAAATAAAATCCATCCAAAACATTTGACCCTTTCCATTTTTGTGCTTTAGGTTTATCATCGTGATTGCCGAGAACAAAAATAATATTCCCATTAAGTCGCTTAATAAAATCATTTACTCCTTTAAAAGCAAAATCACCTAAATGTAAAACAGTATCATTTGGTTTAATAATAGAATTCCATGTATCTACCACCCATGTATCATGCTCATCAGCAAAATAACCATCGATGAGCATTCTAGTTAATCTGTTTGGTTCGAAATCTAATACGTTTTTATGCCCAAGGTGTGTGTCGCTTATTATCCAAGTATCTAAATTAACAGAATTTAATATATTAGTAATTGTTTTTTGATTCATAATAACTCCTATTTGTATTTAATTTTGGTGTAATTATGTTATAAAGAGGTTATAAAGAGGTTATAAAGAGGTTATAAAGAGGTTATAAAGAGGTTATAAAGAGGTTATAAAGAGGTTATAAAGAGGTTATAAAGAGGTTATAAAGAGGTTATAAAGAGGTTATA